TTAAATGCTCCAAAGTCACCTGAATCAATTTGGTCAGTAGTAAATACTCCACCAACTATTAGTCCTTTATCTGAAGCTACAGTAAAAGCAGAATCATCTACATAATCACCTTCAATGTTTGCGATAATAGTACCACTTGCTACATTGACATCTAAAGCTGAAGCAGTTGAAGTAATGGAATTTCCAGCAGCATCTCGAACATTAACATCAGCTCCTCCTACTGGTGCGGTTGCTACTGTTCGTATTGCGGTATCACCTGAACCGTCTACTACAAACTTCTCAAATTCCCTATCATCTCTATTTCCAGCTAATGCCATTTAATTTAATCGTTCTACATAAACTTTAATTATGTGTGTTTTTGATGCTCCACCAGTAGTTGCTGTAACTGTAATTGCTCCATTAGCAATAACATAATCTGTTCCTGTTCCTGCTAAAGCACTTCCTGTATTATCTACGGCTGTTGCTTGAGTATAATAAACTGCGTCAGTATTTCCTGAAATTGTTATAGGTGTTTCAGAAGGACTTGTTTTAGTTACTGCTAATGAACAACCACCTGGTGCTGAATCATATACAACACTTACTGCTTTTATAGCTACATTCTGTAACGTGTTGGAAGTAGCACTTCCTACACCAGAACCATTAGTTTCTAAAGATAATCGGATTTCTTCAATAAATCCCATTATTCTTTAGTTTCCTTTTTTTTAGGCTTTTTTTTAAGCGTTAATTTTTTAGTCGGAGCTTTTTTGAGTATTAATTCAAATGCTTCTGAATTAAACTTAGTATCTACTGGAACTGATTTAGTTTCTCCAGCAGCAAAGTCTACCCATTTACCTGGACTAATTTGTAATGCTTTATATCTTCCTAATTTATTTTTTAGTTTTTTCATTTTTATTCCCTTCTTAGTATCCATGAATAATAATATTCACGTAGTCGTTATTTGTTCCTGTAATAGTCACGGTGACACCACTCCAAGCATAAGTAGCTCCATTAGTACCTTCAGTCGAAACAGATACATTTTGAATCGTATTAAATACTTCTGAAACATATGTACTTGTTGTTCCTGTTAATTGTGCTCGTACTACTTCACTTCCTGGTGTTTCACTATTTGCGTGAACTATATTGTCTACACTTGCCATTTTTTTATTTTTATCTCCTATATTTTTCTTTATCTTAATTTATCCGAAGATAAAAAAAGAAAGGAGAGCCGAAGCCCTCCTACATTTCCACTATCTTTACGCTTGACCAAGAACCAACAAAGCATATGAATGATTTGTAGTTCCGCCAGATGCGTCTAAAGTAATTGTTGTACTACTAATAGTTGCTGTTATAGCATCTCCAGTAGTTACATCATAAGCCCAAACTGCGTCAACAGTATTCAGAGGAATAGATAATCCTGTTGCGTCTGTATCTGACACATCAATTGTATCTGCTGAATCTGCTGTTGCTGGAGTTATAATGCTCACTAATAGTCTATCGTTGCCTGGAACTGTTCTATATCCAGTACTTCCTGTAATTGCTGCCATTAAGCGATTCCATATATCATAGCACAAAATTGTTCTGCCTGTAATACCAAACTTCCATACCATTTAAGCATGAATTTATTGCTATCACTGGTTCGAGCCAAGTCTTGATAAGTCAAGTCTTGTAGAACGGCCATGAATAATACACTTGTATCCAGAACGAATAATCTTCTTGAACCAGTTGAGGTGTCTAAGAATTTTGTATACATTACTGGAATACCCTCAAACTCATAAGTTTGAATACCGAATCCAATGGTTGTTGTTGGAGGTGTGTATCTAAGATACGAGGTCATTAATCCTTTGATTACGTCATATGTTGCCATATCACAAACAATCATGTTAGGGTTTCCACCACCGACTGCTAATCCAGCACTAAAGCTTCCAGCTCTTGCTTGTCTGATACTATTTCTAATATCTGACAATGTTAATGATGCTGCTGAAAGATTTGTAGTATTAGTTGTAACTAATTGAACTAAACCGTCAAATTCTTCTGAGTTAGTTGATTCATCACCATTAAAAATTATATTTTCAATTGCTTGAACCAAACTTCGTGTGTGCGTTTGTACTTCTTGTCTTAACATATCAATGTAACCTGCTGTTGCTGCTTGAGCAAAACCTGTAACTTGTCCTACTGCGTAAGCCAATTTAATCTTTACAGATTGTCTTGTATATGTGTCATCACTTTCGTTTAGTGCTGAACCTTCATTCAAGAAACTTGCTGAGTTAAGAGTTGATAATTGATTGTAATCATAAGTCTTACCTCTGACTGCTCTTTTAGGAAGTAAGTCATATACTGGAGTTTCCTTTCTAACTAAGTTTATAATCGCTGAATCGACATAAACTGGAATTAGAACTGGTAAATTTCCTGAAGTAGATGAGTAAAGCGTTCCACTTGCGTATTCTGAAGAACTTGATGTTCGTTCTTTCTGAATAAGCTGTGATTGGCGTTTACTTAAAACTTCCCTTCTATCATTCATTTTGTAAGAAGTTGTATCTACTCCACCAGCATAAACTGTTCCTTCTGGCATGTTTCCGAATGACAATTCGTAAGCACTATTTGCGTTAATATTTCCTGTGTTTCCAAAATTTGCCATTTTTACCAATATTTCTCTCCGTATTTAATTCCTTTAAGAGTAGCAATTTGTTCCCAAACTGATAAATGCTCTTGCGGTACTGTTTTAGTTACTACTTCAGAATTTTCATTAAGTGCTTTCAAAACTGCTTTTCTTGAAGTTTTTACTGCTTTCAATGCGTTAATTTCTTTTCGTAGTAATGCTAATTCAGCTACTAAACTTTTTTCCACAGATTCTTCTGCTTCTTCTTCTGCTTCAACTTCAGTTTCTTCTTCTTCAGTTTCTTCAACTGCTTCAGGTTCTTCTAAAACTTCAGCTTCAGCTTCAGCTTCTGGTTCTGCTTCTAAGTCTTTTCTTAATACTTCGTTTTTCATTGTTTTTTCCTCATTGTTAAATCCGAAAGATTTTGCTATTGTAATAAACGAATTTCGATTACTTCCAATAGGCACTAATGATGCTTCAATTAATTCAGCTTCAGTCCATTCCTTACAAGAAGTATCTCCTGATTTATATTCACGAGAGTTCTTTGGAATAGCACCGATGCTTAAACCAATATTGGCTCCATCATCTAACATTCCTTTAACAATTTGAGCATTAGGGTTGGATGTAAACCATTTAGGTGTCATTGCTAACGCATGGCTATCTCCATTTGATATAACTGTAGGATTTGTCCATTGTCCTACCATATTCATAATTTCGTTTTTATGGTCCATTAACATTGGAATAAACTTGTTCGGATTATTTGACCATTTTATTAATAAATCCTTACTCATACGTTCATTATCTCTATCTATACTATTATCACTTAGAATTGCTTGATATTCATTTGTTCTAAAATTCTTAGAAAGAGGTATCCAAATATTTCTTTTCTTAATAGTTTCTTCCATTTTATATTTTTTTGCTGGTTTGCCAGTTTCTTTTTCGTATTTTGCTGTACATATTGCCCACGCAGAATCCTTTTTACTTTGTCCTGTATATGGTTTAAAATCTGGGTCTGCTAAAATTGACTTTACACAAGCATCTACTGATTCAGGCATGTATATTATTATTAGTTGCTTGTATATAAATAACTCTGTATATTTAAACAGGAATTATTTACTTTTTCTTGTTTTTCTTTTTATAGTATTCAAGTTCACCTTTAACTTGTGATTCTATCATACCCATATCATCTTTACTCATAAATCCTGCTTCATCATCTTCCATGCGTTGTGAGTATCTTTTACTCAAAAATTCTATAATTTTTAGTTTCTTAGGGTCTATCTCTTCTTTCCACGACAATTCTTTCACCCCCTCTATTTTTTGGCTTTGGTTTAGATAAGCTTGTACTTCCTTTCAAATCATCATATAATTCTTGTATCTCATCTGGATGTGCTTCGCTTAAAAGTGCTAATTCTTCCTGAAGTTGATTAACATAATTTTGAGCAGCGTATGACTGCCATCCACCTGAGCCGTAGCCCTCCATTTCCTCCAATCGTTCAATATTTGATTGTATTTCAGCTTTTGCCATCTCATTTGCCTCAGCTACATTCTTAATAGTTTCTTCAATAACAAATGCTCGTTGTTGAGCTTCAGTAACATAATTTGATGCGTTATTATATCTTTTTATTCTTTCCATTTGTTCTTCAAAGTTGAGTGAACTTGCTGATTGTTCAGGAGGAACTTGTGCGAATTGATTGTTTAATGATTCTACTAATTTTGGAGTTTTTCCAGTATTATCTATTTTGGAATATTTACCTACTTTGTCTTTAATTGAATCTACAGAACTTTGTACTTGTGCTTCCTTTGAAGCAATTACTTCAAAAGGTACAAATCTTCCAGATTGTAAGAATCTTTTTTTTGCTCGTTTTATTGATGTTTCTAATGAAACGTCAATATGTATTAATTCAGTATTGTATCCTGCTTTTTTAAATCTATTTAGTTTATCTTCAGTAGCAGTTATATTGGACAAAGTTCCATCCATGATAATATTTATATTTTGAGCTATTGCTGAGTTCATTACTCGCTTACTTAATTCTGAACTTTCTTCATGTACATATGCTGAGTTTAACCCATTATATTCTGGAATCTCCTTTTTGAAGTCATCAGGATTTACAACTAAATATTTTTGTCCTTTGTTGTCAGCCATTAAACGACCTTTTGTTCCAGGAACTTCTTTAAATTGTGATTTCACAGCATAAGATTTACCACTTGCTGGAAGTCCTGCCATAAATATTACTTTTGGTGTTCCAGACTTTGGTCTTGCTTGATTAAAATATCCTGTATATTGTTCAAAAATTTTCTGATGTGCTGATGCTCGTGCTGTAGAATATCGGTTTCCTGCTTTGAATTTTGACTTTGAATCACCCTTTTTTATTACCTCTTGTTCAAGAGATGCTAATTTCTGTAAGACATTGAGTGGTAAAGATTCATAAGCATCCTGTACTGTCTTATCAACTTGTTGTTCAGTAGTTAACTGGTCTTGAGGTTTTGTACTTCCTGTTCCATAAATAGGATTATGTTGAGCATCATAGCCTACAATACGACCCCCTCTTGGACCTATCGCTACTATTGAACGTTTATTAACTAATGAAATATGTTCCATAAAATCGTAGCTACTCATAACTATTATTATTAGTTACTTGTATATAAATAACTCTGTATATTTAAATAGCATTTAAGTTATACTGAATTAAATATTCCTTTGAGTATTTGCCACCGTTTAACTTATTACAACAAGCTCCACAAGCAGTATTTTTTCTTCTACGATGTGCTGGTCCTCGTGGTCCGCAATTAGGACAAGTCTTTAGATATTTTGCTTTTGGAAATACTACTCCATCTTCTGTTCCACAAAGTGCGTTAGGTCTACATCCAACTTCTAAACATAATGATTTCCAAGTAATTCCGTGACCTATGTTTCCATGTATCTTATAATCTAAAGCGTGAGCTATTTCGTGAAGAATTGTATCTTTAACTACTTCTTCGGAATTTACAAGAGTTAAAGGTTTGCTCAAATTAATTGTTTTAGTAAAAGCATTACATTGTCCAAATCTACGAGTGGCATTATCAAACTTTAAGTTGTAATAACCCAAACCGTGTTTGTATAATAATTCAATGGCTAAGTCTTCTGCTCTATTTAGTTTCATAATCCAGACCTCTCTGCTATTTTTTCAAGTACCATTATCCTTTTTTTATAATTCAGCTTCATGTATATTTCATACGTTTCTGCGTTTTTAGATAATTCCTTCTCTATTGCCTTATATTGGTAAGCCAATATCTTGTATGCTTTTTCCCAATTATTCATTTTGTTTCTCCTATAGGTGGTTCACTCCCTACATATAAAGATGTATATAATAGTATATAAATGTTTCCTCGTTCCGTATAACGTTTAAATAATTTTAATTAGAATTGTAATAAGTGATACTCCAAAAATTGAAAAGAAACCAACTATCATTTTATTACTTGTATTTTGTTTTATTCTAAAAGCTGTATTCTTGAAAGTCTGATTATTTAATTTTTCTAAATGGTTTTTAATTTCTGTTATATCATCTCTAACATGATTAATTCTTTCCAATATTATTGGTCCTAAATAATCCTCTTTACTCACTTTCATCTTCAAACTCCTCTAATGCTTCTGGAACAAATATTATTCTACTTCTACAATTAACATGAGCTGGAGGATATGCGAACTCTTGACCGTCTTTTGTTATAAATAAATCTCCTGGATTTACTTTCTTTCCATCTAATTCTTCACATACTTCACTTGTTCTATTATCTAAATGTGCGTCCCATTTAATTTTACCTGGAATATTTGATTTCATATATGCTCCTAAATGAGCACGATTTCTTATTCTATTTGTTTCAGTTCTTGCTATCATCATTGCGTGATTTCTTGTAGTATCTAATTTAAGCTGAATATTCTTTCTTACTTCATCTACACTCAATCCACCTTCAACTCCTTTTTGAACAATATCTCCGAGTTGGATTTGGATTTTATCATTTACTCCTTGTATTCCCAACCATTTATTACCGTCTGGTAATACATAACCTTCAGTTTGTTGTTCTGCGAATTGATTAATTAATACTCTGTCTGAATCTCCGATACCAATTTGTATATTTAAAGAATCCTCAACTTCTTCTAATGCTGAATTCCAAGTCCTTTTGATATATTTTTCAATATGTTCTTTTAATCCAGCTATTGCGAATACGCTTGTAATCTTTGCTAAAAATCCACCCCAATCTTTTCTAAGCCAAATCTGTTGACCTTTAAACGAAGTAGTCATTTCTTCATCAAAAATCTCCATAATCTTTTTATCTAATTGATTAAAATATCCCCCTAAGAAATCTCCATAATCTGCCCAATCTTCCCACTTCGTTCCTGTTGGTTCTTTAAATGGAAGTTCTAATGAATCAGGTCGTTTAATTTTGCCTCTGCTATCTTGACCTATAATTCTTCCACCACGAGGTCCAAATCTAACAGGTTTTCTTTTTTTTTTAATAGTTTTCTCTAATTCTTCTTCATCGCTTAGAAAATCATCAAAAGAATCATCTCCAAAATCAAATCCACCAAAACCTTGTTGTTGTGGTTGGTTTGGATTCTCATCACCCCAACTTACTGGGTCTAATCCTCGGTCTAATCTTACTTCGTTAATTGTTAAAATACCTGTTTTGACATCTTCTCTTTTTTGTAATTGTTCTTCTTTTTCTAATTCTTGGTCAATCCAATCCCACTTAATTTCGCATTCAATTTCACCATCGTAAAATTCTGCTATAATATCTTCTGTTATTTTAGTTTGTAATAATTGTAAGAATGGTTTAATTGCTCTCCGTACAAATACTCTGCTTTGACTTTCACCTACGCTTCTATTAGATGTTTCAGTAAATCCTAACTCATCAGGAGTTACACCATACATAGCCCAAACTAATCTTTGATAATATTTTTGACCTTCTAACCATTCCATATCTTTATTCTTTTGGTGAAATGGAGTAAATTTCATATCTTCGTTAAAGATAACTAATTTGTGAGGCTTTCCTTTTACATCGTTTTTCCATTGTTGAATAAATCTGGCTAATGCGTCTTTATCTGCTCCAATTACGCTTAATGCTCCATCTGGAATTGCGTATTCTTCAAAAGATTTCTTATTAAATCTAACTGCGTTATTTAAACTTTCTAATACCATAAATAAACTTTCAATTGGGCTCCATCCATAAGGGCTGTTACTTCTTGGCGTTGAGTTGAAATAAACGATTTCTCGTTTAAAGAACGGAAGTGGTTTTGCTGAATGATTCAACCAACTGTATTGGAAGTAAGCAGGTTTATCTTCTGGTAAAATTCCAAACTCATTTGGATTAAGAACAAATGTTCCAGCATCTCTACAGTAAATTTCACTTAATTTTGCTTTTGTTGTTAATGCTTTAGCCATAATATCCACAGTAGGATATTCTCCATCTTTAGCTACATAACTTGTAAATGAGTATTGTTTCTCTTTACTGTAATTGCTAAATGTTTTAACTATTACTCCAGCATCTATTTCAAGAATATCTTTCAATAATGCTTTAATTATTGTAGTAAAACTTTCACCATTCCTATTTGGATACCTTAAAAATTCTTCAATTTCTAATTTAATGTCTTCATTAAAACTATCATCATAACCTCGTTTTGGTACTATTGAATAAGGAATACCACTTATTTCATCTATAATTGTTTTAATACACATCGCCACTTGAGGTGTTTGTGCGAACTGACGCATTACACTTACAGGCGTTCCACCTCTTGGTTGTCCTAATTGTGGAGCATAAAACCATGTACTCATCAATGCGTGTTTATCTGTTTCAACTGAGGAGTTCCGAACTACTGATGCGTACTTCTGAACATTATTGTCAAAGAAGTTCTTTATGTTTTCAATGATACTCATAGTATTAAGTGAAGGTGATTAGTGGACAGTATTATTATTAGTGGTGTCATATATATAAAACCTGTTCAATATTTATACATCGACTATTGCGAAGTGATGCTCGAACTTATCCTCCTTAGCAAATACTAACATAAGGCTATCAGCAAAATCAGGAGATTTATTCGTTGGGTCTATAATCTTAATCTTACTGGCACTTGTTAATTCATATTTCATATTATTTAATTGGCTTATTAGTTCGGAGTTACTTGGAATATCTATTCTACTTTCTTCAAATGCTTTTCTTAAACTCCAAAAGAACTCTGCTTTTTGATTTAAAAAACGGTCTGTTTCAGTTATAGCAGACCTTCCTACTTTGATTTCTTTTGCGTTATATCCTAATTCATCTAATCGGTCATATACTCCTCTACCAACTCCTGTAGCGTCTACATTGATTAACATTTTTTTATTTATATATTTACTTACTTTTCCTACAGTAGTCATTGTATCTTGTTTTGCCCAATGATGTATTTCTAAAACTTTAACTTTATTATCTTTTACTTCAGCAATCGTTAGAACAGTTAAATCCTTACCCATTTCTGCTACATCTAATCCTGCTATGATTTCTGGGCGTTTTAATTTGAATTTCTTTTCTTTTGAGATTTTAATCCAATCATATTTAATTAAAGTATCTTCAGTATCATCTGGAAACTCTGCTTTATATAATACTTGAAATTCCATTGGTGTTAAAATATTCTTTTGTTCTTGTATGAATGATTCTTTTATTCTATCTTCATTTACTCCAATACCCCAATCAATATGAATTTGATGCCAGTTTGGGTCAATCCAATGTTCATACATATGGCTATCTTTGAAAAATGGATTACCTATTTCTACAATCATTGTATTTGGATTATCTCCAAGCATTCGAGATATTCTTGTCCGATATACTTCTGGGTCAATTAAACAACTCTCATCCATAACTATTAAATCTCCACCCCATCCCATTAATCGTTCTGCTCGACCTTGAGCAGAGAATACTCTTAACTCATTACCGTTCTTAAAAGTGATACGCTTTTTGGACACTTCTTTCTTTAACCTATCTGCTGATTTTCGAGTGATTTCAATATCAATTATGCTTCTTAACACATCACACCCTACAATAAATTCACTGATATAATTTCTAAGTATATTTGTCTGGTCACCAGTAGGAGCAATTAAGTTAATTTTTTTGTTTTTGTTAAATAAAATATAAATACATACTCCAATTGCTACTGCGTAAGATTTTCCGTATCTTGTATAAGCAGAAATTACTGTTCGTTTATGTTCTGGAAATGCTAAAGATTTTACTATCTCCATTTGTTTTGGAGGGAGTTCTATCCCAAATAAGAAAAGCGTTAATGCGTGAACATTCTTATTTTTTATCAGACTTTTTAGTTTTGCTGAAGTATTCATCATAAAAGGTTGAAAAGTCATTTGCTTGTATTTCGTGTTTTTGAGTTGGTTGGTCTATTATTCCTAACATCTGTCTTATTTTAATCGACCTTTCACCTGTATCTAAAATTAGTTTTAAAGCACTAACTTTTGTAGCATCAGTAGAACTTGTAGTTGCTATCTTTCTTGCTTGTTCTGAAATATATTCTTTAATTACATCAAATTCAAAGTTAATCTCTTGAGCTGGTATTTTAGCTATCTCATCACTTATATTCGCTAAATCTTTATCTAATGTATGTCTACTTACTCCTAATTCTTTTGCTAAAGCTGTCTTGGTAATATTAGTATGTCCAATACCTCGATATATCTGTAATATCTTCTTTTTACGTTCATAAGCTGATAATTTCTTCTTTTTGTGAACTTTTTGTGAAGGTTTACTTTTCTTTTTAGTTTTGAATCTCTTTAATAATGCCATTATAGAATCTCCTCTCTAATCGTATTTGCTATTGCTTCCATTTGTTTAGGCATAACTGCGTTACCTAATCTTGCGTAAACTTGAGGTAGTTTTCCTGGTATCTTAAAATTATCTGGAAATGAACATAATCTTAATAGTTCCTTCTTAACTAAACTTCGTGGCTCTTTATCATGAACCATTGATGCTGAACCACCACCACCTATTTTACAAATAGTACCTGAAGGTTTAGCTCTATGGATTTTTATTAAATTAAATAAACTTCGCTTTGGATGATATTTTCTTGCGCTTTCACCTGGTTTGAGTAACTTCCACCATTTATATATAGCAAATCTTTTAATGTCTGCTTCGATTTTTTCTTCTTCAGTAATTTCTAAACCTTTAAACGCTTCTCCAACAGTTATTATCTTCCCGTGAGGTTTTGGAAATACTGGTTCTTTGTTTAAGTCTTGTCTTACACCTATAAAGAATAGTCTTGGTCTTGATTGAGGAACACTATAGTTAGCTGCGTTTAGAAGTTTTACTTTCACATTATAGTTTAGAGATTTTAAATCTTTTAATATTTCAATAAATTTTCCTTTCATTGACCCTTTTACCATACCGCTTACATTCTCCATAACAAATACTTTTGGTTGTAATCCTTCAACTAACCTTGAAAAGTGTTTGAATAAATCATTTCTATCATCTGTTACGTTTCTTTTACCTGATGTACTAAATCCTTGACATGGTGGAGAACCATCTAAAACATCTAATTCTCCTTTTTTTAATCCTGTAGCTTCTAATATATCTTGACTTGATACTTTAGTTATATCTTTATTCCAAAATGGAACATCTGGGAAATTAGCAGTAAATACTTTCTCTGAGTGATTATCCCAATCTATTGCTAATACTTCTGTGAATCCTGCCATTTTATATCCTAAGCTACTCCCTCCACATCCTGCGAAAGTTGATATTACTGTTACCACGTATACTCGCATTTTGGACATTGAGTAGTTGTTGGTATATTCTCATCAAATTCTTTTTCATCAAATTCTTTTGGTAAATCTACACTTTCAAACATATTTATTTTATCCAATACGTCTTGGTCTGTATGAGCTAATAACTTAGTAAAGTCTACTTCTTTGCTTTCTAAAAGAAACTTAAATTCTTCTGCGTCCAGTATTGGGTCATGAACTCCTTTTAATTTATTCATAACTTGTCTTAATAGTCTGCGGTCTACTTCTTGTACATTAAGAGCTACTACAGGTACTTCTGTCATACCTAAATCAATAGCTACGGTTAATCTATGTTCACCATCAGCTACTAAATAGTCTTTATTTGTTATTATAGGTACTAAAAATCCGTATTTCTTTATATTATTTTTAAGAGCTATCTGGTAGTTTACATCCATCACATTAGGATTCTTTCCATCCGTAGTGAGTTTACTTACGGCTATTTTCTTAACTTCTGGAATTTCTACCATTATCTATTTTTTCCAATATGTTCCTTTACTAATTTTTCAATTAAAGCCGATGCGTTAGTTCTATTTAGAAATTCATCAGTATCTGTACTAATGTAAATCATTCTTTGAACTTTACGCCTTCTCGTTTCCATCAGTTTCTTCCTTTGGTGGTGCTAACTTAGTTGCTTCTTCAAATAAATGAGATGCCTTTTTTAGTCTTGCTCTAAATTCTTCTTGTTTTCTCTTTAAAGCTGGTACTTGTTCTTTTATTTGTTTTACTTGGTCTTTTGCTTGTTTTATTTGTTGGTCGATATTTTTTATAGCATTGTTAAGTGATTCTTTAACCTTTACCATATCTTCTGCGTTTAAATGCTCCTCTACTAAAATCCGTGAGCTATATTTTCCTTCCGAAATCTTTGAAATTGTTGCTTCGTCCTTGATGCGTTCCATATAGCTATAAATAAAGATTTATTTATATGTTAGTGTTCTGTTTACCCCACAAGTTTTTAGTAAAATAAAAGGGGTCATCTCTGACCCCTATCAGTAAATTTGGACTTGCGCCAGTCCTCTTCTACACAAACAAGATGTTAACTTTCCTCTAATGACTTGTTTGTAAGTCCGAGAAAGTTTACGTAAACTTTCTCTCTGCTTTTGTAACTTAGGTTGTTGCTACCTAAAGTGCTTTCACCTTTGATTTAAACAGAGAAGCGACTGAAAGTTTCTGGAAACAATATCCTCAGCTTCTGCGTCTTCTTCCCCATATTAATAGGTTCATAATACTATATAAATCTTTCTTTCTCCCTATAGCGTTTTAGTAAAACATCTCTCGCCAATCTAACTCTGATTTAGGAATTACTTTGTGTCTTGGATATTGTTTTGTTCTTAAAATTGCTCCTGATAAATAATCATTTACTCTTGCTTTGAATATATTTTTGCCACCTTGTGTTTGTTCTTGTATTGTAATTAATTCAAAATCTTTATGTTTTAACAGAGTTAAAATTATTTCATTTATTGGATAGCCGTTATGTTCTTTATTTATTTCTGATACATTTGCGAGTAAAATGAATTTATTATCTTCAAATTTTGCTATTCTTTTTCCTTCTTCTATGTAAAATTGAGCCATTAAAAAAAAGATGGACGGTTTATCCGCCCTATCCTATTACTCCTATAATTACACCAATTAGAAATGCGATTAATAATATTACTAATGAAGATAGTCCAAGTAATTTAACTACTCCCCATAAGATTTTGTTATAATCTTCTAAGTTACTGTAAAAGTTAGTTTTTTGTTTTGCCATTATAATTTTCTACTCCTTTTGAATTGAATGTATATTGTTGAAGCAGAAGTATTTGCTAAGCTCTGTGGTATTCCTTTACTTACTAATTGTTTGTATATGTACGCATAAGTTGTAGCTTCAGCGTCAAGATATTCTTCTTGGCTTTCTGGAGTTTCTATTTTAATTACATTTTTGTTCGGATTTAAAGAAACCTTTACTATATTTTTGTATTCCCCATTTTGTTTGTAAGTAATGTCTACTTCAGATTCTGCTCTTATACTATCAGGTATTTTGCTACCATCATAATCGGAGAATCTTTCTCCATCTATCGTTTGTATTACCCCTTTTGGGTGGTTCTCGTTTCTGTAAACTTGTGCTACTACTTTAGACACAGTTTCTATTTGACTTGTTTCCGTTGTCATCATGATTGTTTACTACTCCATTATCTTTATGTAAATTTAATATATTATTCATCGTATATAAAGATAATTGACCTTTATTTGTAAGCTCGTAAGCCGTTATTCTACCTACTTTTTTAGACCTTACTAATCCTGTATTTACCATTCGTTGTAATAAATGATGTGTATGAGAATATGTAACTCCTGTTTCTTTGGATATTCTACTGCCATACCAATAAAACCTTTGGTTCATTTTTCGTTTCTTTGACATAGTTCCATTTGGTCTTTCTAATAGTTTATCTAAACAATTTAAAACTAAATATGGTGCTGTACGCATGAATATATGTGGGAAATCTTTAATTACATTCATTTTTCCACCTCTGAAATGTAAATATCTTGTCCTCGTTTTTCACAAAATATATTACTACAAAGTTCATTAGATTTTACATTAGATTTAATCCATTGTTGATATTTGGCTCTACAATTTTTACAAATTATTTCAGGTAGGTCTTTCTGTTGTTGTATTATCTTATCATATTTATTTTGTAATTCTGTTAACTTATGTTGTCTTTTTTCTACTGCTAATTCAAGATTATATATCAATTCATTAGGTAGTTTATTTTTAGATTCAGTTAATTGTTCTTTTAATGAATCGTAATTATCAAGTTTATTTTTAATATTCAGTAATTTATCTAATAGTTTCATTTTTGACTTAATAATTCCTTTAAAACCTCCAAGTTATATAAATATTGCCCTTCGGTTTTTGGCATAAATTTCATTAATTCATTAATCTTTTTTATTGCTAAAGAATTGTTATCCTTTACAGATACATCTCTATAATTAAGTCTTGAATAAGTGCTTCCGATATTGGATTTTAATAAATCTGGCCAATCTGAACGTT